TTGTCATTTGATTGTTTATTTTCTGAAGCTTGTATCCGTTTTGAAGGCATTTTAAAATAGGAGTGGATAAACTCTTTTCTTAAGCCAGGTTTGTGAGAGGCGCAAAGAGATCGTCACTCTCACACTCGCTTTGCAGCGAGGTAAATTGTTTACTTTCTATATCTTGAAAGGAATTTTTAGGCGTTTACTGCCGGTTGAGTTAATGTAATGTAATTAAACCTAAGTCTTTCTGGTATTTAACCATCAACTCATCATAGGTTTGGAAAAATTGATTTTCCTCACTGATAGATTCCAAATAAGGATTAAGGCGAGCCTTTTCCATATTAAAAATTTCTCTGCCATGCAAGAAGAACTCTCGCAAAGCATTGTGAACATTTTCGGTAAATTGTTTCTTAGGTCCAATTTCTGAATCTCTATTTATCCACAAAAGATGTGAACGAATCGAGTCCAAATTCATTGGTGCCATGACGACGCCGTCTCGTTTGACGTGTTTGCGTTTAAGAAACTCAGCTGTGTCCATAGTATCCCAGAGAGAAATATCCTTCTTATCTGCGGTAGTATGAACATGGCCAAAATGGGTCAAGGCATATTCTGCTATTAGTTTTGGAGTTATAACGTCAGTGGTAAAAACAAGTGTACCGTCCTTGTTCATATCAGCAACGATTCGTTTAATAGTTTCATGTAAATCATCTCCAAATGTTAGAATGTAAACGTAAGAGGACAAAGGTATTCGTACTTTTAATGTGTCCCACATGATGCGTTTGCATATCCAACGATTCTTAACTACATTTCCGGCAGAGTTCAGGTGTGCTGTCCCTGGTCCGCCAGATGTCATACCATCGAAAAAGTAAATTAATTCCCTAACGATGATATAACAAAGAAAATGGGCAATGCTCAAATATGTTATAACTCTACGCTCACGCGTATCAGTAATTCCATAATGTGCAATATACATTGAGGCAAATAAAGCTCCAAACCAGTACCAAAAGTTTAGGTCCCAGGCTGAAACATCTTGTGCTGCGATGTGATCTGCTCCATATTCTACTATCTTTAAATAATCATGCCACCAGTCCGTCGAAAACGGATTGATGCCGACTTTTATAGGTGAAGTTGTGTCCAAATTTGTA